TATATTGATAAATATATAGAGTTTGAGAAATCTATTAAATAGAACAAATACAAAAAATAATTATATAAAGGGGAAAAATATGGGTTCATTTTTAAATAAAATAAAACCGAATAGACCAGTTGCAAGTTTAGAAGGCTATTTCATTTCGCTTCTTGGGGAGTCAAAATTCGGTAAAACTACATTCGCAGTAGATTTGGTGCGTGAACATTATAAAGGAGATATGAGCAAGGGATTACTTTTAGGTATGGAAATCGGTTATAAAACAATGGCTGACGTACACGCTATACCGATTGCTTGTTTTGACACTGTAGAAACTGATTATGATGATGATGGAAATGAAATTGAAAAAGAAGAAAAAGGATTTATTGAAGTAGTAAACGAATTAATTGAAAATAAGAAAGATATTCCTTATCGTTTCATTATTATTGACACGATTACTGCCCTAGAAAGATATGCAAAACCATATGTTGCTAATAAGGCAAGTTTACAAGACAATAAACACTATAGCAAATTTAAAGATATTCCTTTTGGCAATGGATACGATATGATAGCGGAAGAAATTTATGAGCAAATTGATAGATTGAAGAAGGCTAATTTTGGAGTATGTATTATCGGACACCAAAAAGTCAAGAAGATTAAAAATCGTGATGGATTTGAATATGATAAGATTATGTTCAATCTGGAAAACAAAACTGCTGATATCATTGAGCGTGAAGCAGATATGATTATTTATGGTGATTTAATTGTTGAAAAAGGTGAAGGCAAACAAAAAACATCTCAACAACGTCTATTAAGATTCCGTTCAGATGGCAATATCGTCTGTGGAACTCGTTTCCGAAGTTTTCCAGATGTTTTAGAGCCAGATGTTACTTTGTTTCTAGAAGAATTTGAGAAAGCTGTTTTAAAATTATATGACAATGATAATAAAGCCTTAAAAACTGCTAAACAAGAACAAACAAAACAAGCAGAAGAAAAAGCGGAGAGAATCGCTAAAAACGAAAGTATTACGCCACAATCTCTAAAAGACAAAATTTCTCAAATAGTCACACCTTTAGAGAATAGTGTAAAAAAACAACTTGTCGTCTTTTTTGAAGAAAACTTAGGACACAAAGACTTTAAACAATGTGATGATGTAAAATTATTAAAAATTGCATTGAAACACGTTCAATCCCTATAATTTACTAAATGATTATGGTTGGTAGAATATCTCTATCAACCATAATTGATAAATATTTGACAAATGCAAATAATAATAGTATAATATGTTATATCTTTAATATCATTCTCTTAGAAAGACGAAAGGGGATGATGTAGTGAAAATAAAAAGCAATGCTTTACTACAAATGGCTATGATACTACTTATTCTTGTAAGTGGTATTATGTATGAATTTGATAGCAATAAAATCAAAGAACTACAAAAACAAAATGTAATGTTAAAAAAAGAAATTCGAACTCAATTGAACCAAATAGCCAAGCAAGAAAATGATATTAGAGATAAAGAAAAAGAGATTGAGAATATTAAAGCCGAAACCGAAAAGTTAAAACAAGAAGCAGAAAGGTTAAGGCAAGAAATAGAAGAATCAAAAATGCAAAAGATTGTTGTTAATGCAAGTGCCTATTCTCAATCATTAGACGAAGGTGCGGGACAATATAAAACCGCAACTGGATATTCTATCAAAAATACAATCACATACGAAGGTATGGGAATTATTGCGACGGACACAAGAATTATACCACTTTACTCAATTGTGAAAATCGAAGGATTTTCACAATTGTTTATCGTACTTGATAGGGGTGGTGGAATAAAAGGTAAAAAAATTGATGTTTTACTTGGAAGTAAGCAAGAGTGTTTTAACTTTGGAAGAAAAGACGTTGTTTTGACAATTATCCGAAAAGGGTTATAAAAGTTAAAATACAGAATGCCCATAACAAGGGAATTCTAAAAACATAAAAAATGGATAAAATCCACATTTTATACAGTAATGCAAAGAAAGGGGTTATAGCATAGTGAAAAGGTACAATGTTGAGTACGACAACAAACTGGCATGTTTTTCGCCTATTGTTGATAGGTTTATTACTAAGTTTATGGATAAACGAGATTATGAATATTGGTGTATTTCAGAATATGGTTTTTGGAATTACATATTTCACAAGAATGTTGAGACTATTACAATGGAAGAAGCCGTTTCAATATTAACATCTCGCTACAGTAAGGAATATGTTCTTTTATATTTAAGAGAAGCAAATATTCATTATGAAGATGCTATACAATTAATGGGGTATGATAAATGATATATGTCGTGGATGGAATCGACTGTAGTGGTAAAAGTACACTTGTAGAAGAACTGTCAAAAAAAACAGGATATGAAGTGGTAAAGGGCTCGTCATTTGAAATAGCAAGTTTAGGTGCTGATTATATGCATTTACATATGATGAATCTACTTAAAGAAGATGATATCATTGTCGATAGATATTTTTTTTCAAATTATGTATACGCAAGAACGCATGAATATCCTCTCATGAGTGACGAACAATTTGATTCGCTTTATACAAAATTAATAGAAGTAGAGAAAAACGTTTGTTTAATTTATCTATATGCAGATGAAAATGTTATCGCAGAACGGATAAGTGTGCGTGGTGATGATTATATAGATAAATCATATATTGCAGATATTTTACGATTATATGGTGAAGTTTTAAATAGATATAGAATCCCCGAACAACGAACAATTAGATTAGATACAGGTAAAATTGAATTAGATGAAATGTCGAATGTAGCAACAACAATTATAAACTATGTAGGAAGATTAAATGAAATGCCTGAAAAAAGGAATTACTAACAAGTAGTTCCTTTTTCTTTAAACAATGTTGGACTTGTGCAACAAATAATGATATAATAACCTATATATTGTTACAAAAGAGGTGTCAAATGGAAATTAAAAAGAGTAATAAATTAGTTAAATGTCAGATGTGTAATTTAAAAGATGAATATGGGATTAATATGGAAGTCGTTAAACCAACAGAAAGTAGTCCAAATAAATACTTCCATAAAAATTGTTATAAACAATATTTAGAAGACAAAGAATTTAAAGCAAAAGAATTAGTTGAAATGGATAAGTTGTATGAAACTATTAAAAAAATACATGGCGTAGAAATGTTATCGAATTATTGCTTTGTACTATTACAAAGCGTCAGAAATGGCACTTATGGCATCAATAAGATGAATAAAAACTATTACACCTATAAAAAAGGATATAGTTATTCAACAATTGAAGAAGCGTATCTAATGTGTGCAGATTCTATTATGTGGAGTAAAGCAAATAAGAGTTTTAGAGATTTTAATAATGAGTTTTCATATGGGATTGCTATTGTGTCTGGGAATTTACAACAGGCACAAGATAGGATTGAACAAAGAGAGAAAAGTAAGATTGCTGTGCAGGGACAATTAGATAAAGCAAATGAATTTAGTGTGGATGATTTAGAAGAAGAAGAATTATTTGAGTCAAGTTATAAAAAAACTACAAAAAACAAGATAAATATTTTAGATTTTTTAGATTAAAAGGGGTGATAGGGTGGCAAAAGATATTAGTAGAGAGATTGCTGAAAGAGAAATAGAAAAAATTCGTAAGAATGCAGAAGTGGACGAAAGTTACGCAGTTGGATTATTATGGAGTTCACCTTTTGATGGATATAGTGAGTATGCGGATAAATTAGTATATGAAGATTTTATACACGATATTTGGGGATTTTTGTACGAGCTAGGTCGGAGACTGTATAAAAGCGGTCTGAAAACCTTTGACGATATTTCTGTTCAAAAAATGGTAAAAGAACTTAATGTTCAAGAACAATGGGAAAAATATAATGGGTTTGAAACAATTGAAGATGTTATTAATATTGTAGGAGATTCTCGGGATAATATTGAGCATTATTATGAAAGTATTAAAAAAGCAAAGACAATCAAAGATTTACATGCATTATTTGGAGATAAAGTATTAGTAGAAACAAAAAAATACAAGCCTTTAGTTATGGATAAAGACGTCCTTTATGCGTATTGGCATGATAAAGTAAATAATGTTGGATTAAGTAATTCAAGTGTTAAATTTGAAGCAGAAAGTTTATATATTGATGCGGATGATTTTATAAACCAATTGAACCAAGAAGCAGAAGATATGTTACCTTGGCATGATAGCCCATTGATGAATAAACTTAGCCAAGGCGTTGCTAAAGGAACTACAAATTTTCTATGCGGATATGGCGGTTCTGGCAAATCGAGTGTAGGGGTAGCAAAGTTCATTATGTCGTATTTAAAAAATGCAGAAAATGAACGTATGCTCGCCATTCTAAATGAAGAAACTGCAAACTCATTTAGACAAAAAGTTGTTTTATCTATTTTATTCTATGAATTTGGAACAGGTATAGATAGAACTAGAATGGTAAATGGAAAATTACAAGACGAAGATAAAGACAAGATAAGAAAAGCATTTGCTAAAATGAAAGAATTAATGGATGGGGACGACGCCCTTATCACCGTAATTTACCTAGAGAGATACACAATAGAAAATTTAGAAAAAATTATTAATTATTATAAAAACAGAGGAATTTCGGGAATTTTTCTCGATACACATAAAGCATTAGATGATGATAATAGTTCAGAATCTTGGAAAAGTTTCGTAGAAGCATCGAAATTAATTTATAAATTATCAAGAAAAACAAGTACACATGATGGTCTTAGAACTTTATGTACATTGCAATTAGCAGATTCTGGTATAAAAAATAGATATTTAACATTTGATAGCATTGGTGTTGCAAAGGCTTCAAAAAATGAAACTAGCCAAGTTTGGCTTTTTCGCCCGATTTTTGATGATGAGTACCCAAACCAAAAGAAAGAATTGTTTACTTACACAATGCAAAAGAATGCTAAAACAGGAAAATATGAAAAAATACCACATAAACTAGATAAGGATAAAACTTATTATTTATTTTTTTTAGCGAAGTGTCGCACAGGTGCTAATAATTCAAACGGTGCTCCAGTAGTAGTAGTTGAACCGCTTTTTAACTTTAATGCTTTTTTAGATGTTTGTTATGCTTTTGTTCCAAGAGATTTTATATAATGAATAAAGATTATCTGTATTTTGGAATATATGGAATAATTTATAGGGCAACTAATTCAGTGAATAGAAAGGTTTATATAGGGCAGACAGTAGAAAATTTACTGCAAAGAAAAGCAAAACACTTTCAAGATGCAAAAGATAAATCAAAAAGAATTGTGTTTCACAAAGCATTAAATAAATATGGAAAAGATAATTTTGAGTGGGATGTTATTGATGTTGCAAAAAACGCAGAAGAATTAAATAATAAAGAAATTTTTTGGATAAAACATTTTAATTCACATATTAAGAATAATAAAGGTTATAACATGACAAATGGCGGATTAGGAAGTGTGGGGTACAAACATAGGATAGAAGATGTTGAAAAAATGATGATTATTCAAAGAAAAAGAGTAGAAAGTGAAGGGTATATACACCCATTTCTGGGTAAAAATCACACAGATGAAACAAAAAAAACATTATCTAAAATAGCAGAAAAAAGGTTTGAAAATATAAATAATCATCCTTGGCTTGGAAGAAATCATTCAGAAGAGTCTAAAAGAAAAATGAGTGAATCTCAAACAGGTAAAATGGTGGGTGCTGACAATCCTCGTGCCGAACCAGTTGTTCAACTATCTTTAGAAGGAGAGTTTATTAAAAAATACGATACATTAACAGATGGGGCATATTCGATTAGTAATTCTGCTTCAACGGGTGCAATTTCAAGATGTTGCTCAGAAGATTTAAAAACAATTTATGGTTATATTTGGATATATGAAAAAGATTACAATATAGAATATGTCAATTATAGAGTTAAATTATTAAACATTATGAGGGGACACTCAAGGGTTGTGGTTCAGTTAGGACTAGATGGGAAATTTTTAAATAGATGGGAAGAAATAAAACAGGCTTCTATTGCCGTATATGGAAAAAGCAGTGGAGACTCGTCTATTATAAACTGCTGTCAATTTAAATCGTCACAAGCATTTGGATATATTTGGTTGTATGAAGAAGATTATAACGACTTTTTAAATGGGAAGATTTCAATCACTGTAAAACAACAGTCAAATAAAGTAAGTGCTGTAGCATTAGATGTTAATTATAACAAGGTAGCAGAAAAAGACTCTGTACTGAAATTAAGTAAATTTGTCAACATTCACCCAGAAACAATTAGAAGACATTGTAGAAATAAAACCCTTAATTTGAATAAGCCAAAAAAACATAAAAACACTTATCGTTTCCTATACCTATCCGACTACAACGCTATGCTTGAATCTGGCGAAATAGCAAAACTACAACAAGAATATCAATCTACACATTCACCGCCATTACAACAAGGTGATTCATCATGAACTATACCGACCTAAAGGAAATTAAACAACGCATACTAAAAGAAAATAAACTAGACACGATATTTCAAGTCATGGGTTGCGAACACATAGAATATAAACACAATCGTATTGAAGCCCAACTTCCCTACGATAAATTCCAGTCAAAAAATTCCCGTTCAGTTCAATGTAAATTAAAAGAATCTTTGAACTGTGCTATCAGAAATAAATCATTTCATGGAGATATATATGCTCTCGTTTCATATATCAAATTTGATAAACGTGAAGAATCCGATATCAAAGCAAACCTGCACGAAGCCAAGAAATTCATATGCGAAACTTTAGGTTGGAGAGAATATCTCAAAGGAAGAAACTATAAACCAAAAGTTGATTATCTATCTTCTTTACGAGAATTACAACGACCTAGAAAACATTATAAAGAAACCATACCTAATCCAATATTGTCAGAAGATATTTTATCAGAATACATTCCATATCCTCATTATTGGTGGATAGAAGAAGGTATCAGTTACAACACACAACTGCATTATGGCATTGGATTTGATTTACAAAGTGACCGAATTACTATTCCAATCAGAAACCAAGACGGTCAATTAGTTGGGGTTAAAGGTAGAACGGTAGATGAAAATGAAGAAAGAAAATATCTGTATTTACATCAACTTAATATGAGCAATGAGTTGTTCAATTTTCACAATGCTAAAGAATATATACAAAAAGAACAAAAAGTTTATATTTTCGAAGCCGAGAAAAGTCCTATGCTATTACATAGTAACAATGTCTATAACTCGGTTGGTGTCGCTAGTAGCAGTATATCTGAGACACAAGCAAGAATGATTAAGGGTTGTGGTATTAATATTAAAATAATAGTTTGTTTTGATAAAGATAAAACAATCGAAGATATAAAAACAGTCGCAAAAGTATTTGGGAATAGAGACGTATATGCTTTATATGATGTTGATGGATTACTAGATGAAAAAAATTCCCCAATAGATAAAGGTATTGATATTTTTAAAAAATTAGAAGAAGAATATTGTTTTTTAATAGAAAAAGAAGAATAGATAAAAGGATAGTTTTATACAGCAAAACCAATAGATTAGGAGATAATCATGTTAAAAATTGAGATTGACGATGAAGATGTAGTTATTGAAACAGATGAAACAATAGAAGGTTCAGCAAACGCTTTACTAAATGCAGTAATGACAATATGTGGACAATTCAAAAGCGAAAACCCTGATTCTGCATTAGAGTTTGAAGATGTGTTTATGTCGATGTTAGAAGATAATTATGATACTATATTTTTCGTCGATGAAGAAGTTGAGCAGACAACAAAAAGTAGTCATCTAAGAGTGGTGCATTAAATGGAATGGGTAAAAAGAGAGCCAGTATGGGAATATAGTGACTATGATTCTCCGCTTGAACAGATAGCAAAAATTAGAGGAATAGAAAATTTAGATAGATTTTTGAATCCTCAAAAGGACGAATTATTTAATCCATATCTAATGAGGAATATTGAAATTGCAAGAGATATAGTTGTTGAAGCAATCATGAAAAAACAAAAAATCTGTATAAGCATGGATTGTGACCCAGATGGTATTACAAGTGGTGTTGTTTTATATAAATATCTAAAAAACTATACCGATTTCGTAGATTATATCTATGTTGAGAGAAGCGTTTCCCACGGTTTAGATGTTCAAATTAAACACTATAAAATATTAGCAGAAGACGATAAAGAAACCAAAGAGTTTAAAAATAAAATGATGTCAATTGTAAATGAAGCAGATTTGATTATCGCAGTTGACTCTTCAACCAATGATATTGAAATGTGTCAACAATTAAAAGATATGGGTAAAACAATCGTCGTATTAGACCACCATCAAGTAGACGTTGACAAGAATTGTGCTATTTTAGTGAATCCACAACATCCATTATGTTTATATCCTAATAAAGATTTGTCGGGTGTTGGAGTAGTTTTTAAAGTAATCCAAACTATAGAGGATGAAATGATAAACTTAGACTTAGGCATAGTTGACCCATTTAAATTTGTTGATTTAGTGGCATTAGGCATGATTTCCGATGTTATGAGAGTTGACGGTCTTGAAAATAGATATATCATGACGTTAGGTTTAAAAAATATTAGAAACACAGGCTTTTTAAGGATTTTAAAAGGAGCAAGTATTAATCAATACAAAGTTAAAGGAACAGATATTGCCTTCTCTGTAACGCCATTATTAAACGCAACGATGCGTATGGATAATATTAAAACAGCAATTGATATGCTATTAGAAGATGACGACAATATCTGCAAAAAACTTAGATTAAAAATGGTCAAACTAAGAGAAGAAATGCAACAAAAAGCAAAAAGATTAACAGCAGAATATGAGCCTACAATCGACCACTCAAAGAAAATAATTATAGCATTGGGTGAATTTGAAAGTAAAGGTATGAATGGATTAATTTGTCAGCAGTTGGCGAGTAAATATAAAAAGCCTTGTGTTGTTGGCAGAATTACAAAAGAGAGTGTAAGCGGAAGTTTTCGCTCGGTTGACGGTTTTAATTTAAATGAGTTTTTACAAAAATTTGATAAAGATATTAAGGTTTTAGGACATGAACAAAGTGGTGGAATTGTTGTTGCAACAGAATTATTACCTGAACTAGTAAGATATATTGAAGAAAATATGCCGAAATTAGAAGATAAGTCACAAGTTATAGAGTATGATTTATCAATTAACGTTAATGAGATTCCTAATTATATAGATACTATTATGCAATTTAATTATTTGGTTGGGAATGGATTTCCAAATATAATTTTCAAAGTTGATGGAATTACTATAGAAGAAAGAAAAGTTATTGGTGACACTCGTGAGACGGTAAAGTTTCATACAATGACAGAAGAAAAGTTAGATTTAATACGTTTTAGAGTAGACGAAAATTATGCTAATGATTTGGACGTTTTTGACTCAGTCTCTGTAATCGGAGTATTAACTTTAAATAATTGGTTTAATTTCAAAACAAAACAAAATATAATTACCAATCAAATTATATTACAAGATTACAAGAAAAGTTTATAATGCCGTCTGGAATAAAAAAGTTTCATAATGACTTTATTAAAGAAGTATATGGATTGGTTGGTAACGATTATACTATTTTAGGAGAGTATATTAACGCTCAAATAAAAATTTTAATAAAGCATAATATTTGTAATCACGAATGGGAATCTTATCCTAATAATTTTCTCAAACACCAAAAGTGCCCAAATTGTGCAAATTTAGAAAAATCTAAAAAGATGGCACGTACATTAGAAGAATATAAAAATGAAGTTTATAATTTAGTTAAAGACGAGTATATGGTGTTAGACGATACTTATGTAAATGCGAACACTAAAATAAAAATGAAACACAATATTTGTAATAACGTCTTTTATCAGAGACCTTTATCTTTTATCAATCATGGACACAGATGTCCTATTTGTATGAGAGAAAAGAGCGATAAAAAAAGAAAGAAAACAAATGACTGGTTTTTAGAAAAAGTAGAAAAATTAGTTGGAAAAGAATATGAGTTTTTGGAAGAATATAATGGAAACCAACATAAAATATTAGTTAGACACAATGTGTGCAGTAACGAATATTACGTTGCACCTTCAAAATTTTTAAATAATCGCAGATGTCCAATATGTTATAATAAAAATAAAGGTGATAAAACTAGAAGACCAGTTGAAAAAATTTATGAAGTTATAGATAAACTGAATTATACTTTTATAGAATTCCCAGACGGTTACACGGGAGATAAATCAAAGGTTACTGTTGAATGTAAAAATAGACATATTACAACAAAATCAATTGCAAGTATTATAAGTGGTAATGGGTGTCTTCATTGCAACAAACCATCTAAAGGAGAACAAAAAATAGAAGATTATTTAATAAAGAATAATATTATATTTGAAAGACAGTATAAATTTAATGACTGTCGCAATAAGAATCCATTGCCATTTGATTTTGCAATAAAAGACAAAGATAATAATTTAACACATTTAATAGAATATGATGGGAAGCAACATTTTGAGCCAATAAAATATTATGGCGGAGAAAAAGGGTTTGAATATAGGAAGAAAAATGACAACATTAAAAACAAATATTGCAAACGTAAAAACATAAACTTAATACGTGTCCCATATTGGGACTTTAAGAAGATAGATAATATACTATTTAATAAAATACAGATAATAAACATTTAAATTATAAGTGTAAATAATAATTATTAAGACGAGATAAATTAACAAATCTCGTCTCTTTTGTTTGACTTATGCAAATAATAATGATATAATAATATAAATTAGAAAAGGGGATAATTATGGAACGATTTTCTTTATGGGTAGTGTTTATTTTAGGATTTTTATTCTTTTTCAATGTTTTTCTAAGTTTAATAGAAGATTTCATAAATAAGTTGTTTTCCAAAAATTAAAAGTGCCTTAACTAAGGGCATTTTAAAGACACGAAAAATGGATGAAAGCGTAATTTTATCCAGAATGGAGTATTATGAATAGAGTAGAGAATATAGAAGAAGAATATCTTCTAACTGATGAAGAAGTTGCAGAGTATGAGCAGAAAAGTGGCAACATAGTTGTTCGAGTTGGAACAATTCTAAAACTTGATGATAAGAGAATTGCAACACACACAAAGAATATTTCTGGCACTTATACTGTTATAGATTGTGATGTCGATACATTTTCAGTAAAAGACCATAGCGGGACATATTATGACCTACTTTGGTGGGATGTAAGCGGTCACAATCCTAGAATAGTAATTGAAAAAATAAAATATTAAAAGTCTTTTGGCAGTTGACAAGAATAAAAGATAATGATATAATACAGATATAGATTAAATAAAGAAGGGCGAAATAAAATGAAATATAAAATAGGCGATGTATTTGAAAGTATTGATGAATCGTTAGATGCTACATTACAAATCGTTGGCATTTATAATGATATTGGTGAACCTTATTATACCGTTAATGCGAAAAATATGGGATATATGGAAAAAAGTGAAGCAGATTTAGATGCTCGTTTTAAACTGGTTAAACTAGCAGAACCAAAAAGCCTTACAACAATTATTTTAGAATTAGAAAATAGAATTGAAATATTAGAGAAACAAATGTTATCAATTGGCTTGGTATTTAAACAATTAAAAAATGAATAAAAATTAAATTTTACACAGAAAAAGAGGAAGACGATATGTTTATATTAATGTTGATTTTATTTTACTTATTATGTGTTGTTGGAACATATAATTACATGAAAACAGTATTTGGAAAAGATGGAGAGTTTAGCGGTTTAACACCTTCGACAACAGAAGTATTAATGACTTTTATTCCGTTAACAAATTTTCCACTTGCGGTATGGTGGTTATTTGGTGGCGGAAAGAAAGAAAAAAGAAATGCTTCTAAATTTTTTAGAATTGAAAAATGAATAAAAGTGGATTTTTATCCAGAAAGGATAATTGATGGATTTTGAATTTTATAATATTAAGCAAGTATTTGTTAATGAGAAAGGTGTTATAGAGGATAAATTAATAAAAAGAACAACAAATGTATTTGAAGCCAACTCATTTTTTAAATTAGCAAAGGAATTAAAACCACAAGACAAAATATATATGTATAAAAACATAGAAGATTAAGGGTGTTGTTTATGAAATATAAATGTGGTATTTGTTTTAAATATGTAAAAGTTAGACCTGTTGAAAGCGAAAATAATGAAGTTGAATTTGTCTGTAAAAAGTGTGGAGTGGTTAATCAATATATAATTATTGAAAACTAGATAAAACTGAATTTTTATCCATATTTGCTGTATTGATTCTATTATAATAATAGTATAAAATAAAATAAAATAAATATAACAAAGGAAATTAATGATGAAAACGTTACAATTAACGCAAGACGAACTAGAGTGGATTGAAGCACTTGTAAAAAATTACATTGAAGAGTTAAACGAAAATCTTGAGAATCCAGTTAGTTTTGTAAATGGAAATGGATTAGAATATAAGTTCAAAGCAGGATTTGAAAAAGATAAAGAACAACTATCTAACTTATTAAATAAAGTTAATGAATTGTAATAGACTGACAAAAATTTAAGCAAAATGATTGATTTATTTTGCTTTATATGTTAGTATAAGTATATAAAATAATGATATAAAGGATGTAAAAATGAAATCATTGAAAAATTTATTAGATTTAAGTGTTCTATCAACTAACCAAAAAAGATATATGTGGTTAAAAATTATCAGTCTTTGGGTTGTTATTTTAACCATATGGGCGTTTCTTTGTTATATTATCCAACAAAGTGAGAAAGCAGTAGATATGAGTATATTCACATTTACATTGATATTACTGGTACTTCCAGTACAAACAT